CCAACGCGATGTTGGTGAGGTACGCTGACTCATCCGGGAAGGCGGTGCCGCGCGTAATAACTTTCTGCGCCGGGTCCGCTTCTGTTGTGATTGTCGAGCCCATGAGCGCCAGCGAGAAGTTCTCAGCGGTCATCTCCAGAAGGTTCGCTGTGATCCGGGCAGTCTCGTCGATAATCCGGCGAGCGCCTTTCATGGGCCCTCGCAATCCGTCGATCGGGATTACACGAATGTCTTGTTCAATGATAAAGCTCGCGCCCTCGCGAGTCGCGCCCAACACGCGTTCTTCGGGTTCGCCGTAGTCAGCAAACACCGCTCCGGCGTCGATGATCATGCGCTTTACGGTTTCGGTTGAAACTGCCATAGATTTTCTCCTTGCCTCAAGTCGTTATTAAACCTTGGATTGCGTCAAAAGTCTTCCTTCCAACACCGTTCACAAGCAACAAATCTTCGATCGTGGCGAAAGGCCCGTTGTCGATTCTATGTTGCACGATCGTCGAGGCGAGCCCCGAAGTAACACGCGGCAAGGTTTGGAGATCGTCCACGCTCGCCGTATTGATATTGGTCTTGGTAAACTGGTACACCTCCCGGTTCGCTCTCGCGGCCGTCGCTGCCCCTCGAAGCATACGCGTGCCGAAGGTCATCCGCCACCTCGAAACGCTTGGCGTGGGCTCCTGAATCGCTCCGCTCTGGCGCAATTTGATTCGAGTCGATCCTCGCTCATTCGCCAGGTCTGTATAGTCTAATAGGTCAATCACCCTGAAGGCAATCTTGCGAAGGCGTACAACGCTGTTTCCTTCGTCCCAGATATTAAGCTCCAGCTGCCCGGAAGAAACTGTGCCATCCATGTTCGCCACCAGCGTTTCGTCGTGCGTTACGACGATATAAGGCTGGCGCGACTCTGGCGCCCAATAAGAAAAGATCGCTGGCTCACCGGTCAGTTCGTCTACCGGGAGGAGCGCCGCGACTTCAGCATCAGCTTTCAGCGCCGCGATTATTTCAGGAACCATCGTCAATCCTCTTGGACAGTTTGGCGCGGATCTCCGCGAGCGCCCGCTCAACGGCTTTTACAAAGTACGGCCTTGGCCTTATGAACTTCGTTCCGAGTTCGAGGTGTGGCGCGTATTCTTTATCAGATCCGACATAGTAAAATGGAGCGCCGCCGGGATCGGGCGCTGTGGAGATTGAGCCCACAAGGTCGCCGGACAAAACCGCCGGACTCTCACCGGGCTTGGACGCTTGGTGAGGCTCCCCCGTCTTCGACACCTTGTAGATTTTGCCGGATCTTTGGCCTTGTAGCTGCTCTTGGATCTCGCGTTGCGCAAGGAGCGCGGCCGCTTTCGCATTGAAGCGCGTCCCATTCTCGATCTGGGCGACGACCTCTTTGAAATTAAAGGTCGACTGGGCGCGTGTCATCTTCGATCTCCAGCGAGGCGGTCAGATACAATCCTCGCTTCGGGTTGTCCACCTCGCCGTCTACCTTCAGGAAAATCTCGCGGGTGGTTGCATACACGCTATCGCCGGTTTGGAGCCCGGAATCTCTCAGCGCGGTTACTGTGTAGGGGCCAGCGGATCGCTCGTTGTCGGCAACGACTTCCTCCGCCGGATTGAATACAATATCGCATGGCACCGTAGCGACCAGCTCCAGCTCGTCGAAGAATCCGCCGTCGCCGTCCGGCTTCCGAGTTGGGCGCCAGATTTCGGCCATGTCAAAAAAGGCGTCTCCGCTGTAGTCTGACAGCGTTGCCTCGAACACCTTGCGCTGGCCGCGCCTCGACTTGCGGGGGTCAATAGCCATCACCTCGCGAGCTGTGACAGGGATCGACGCGTGAATGCCGTCTGCGACCAGTCCGCCGATCTCGAAAACGTCGCTTTTCAAATAGGCTTTCGAGGAGCCGGCACCGGGAAGGCCGCCGCGAGGAGAAACGCCTTTCAGCGCGATCCGCCCAAGCTCTTGCCGTGGGGTTGGATTCTCTCCCGGAGGCCAGTATGTAATAGGGTGGAGCAAGCTGCTCATAGTACAGTAAACCTCGCCTTGCGCTTCTCGCTATCGCGGAGGCGACCGGAGGTATCCAGCCCCATCGCCATCTGCCCGTACTGAGTCGAGGAGAGGCCCACGCCATTGCTGTTCTTTCCCTCGAACGACCACGAGCCCGTCCCAACGCTTTCCTGCGTCTCTCGCGGATCGGAGACGGCGAGGAAGTGGGCAGCCAGCCACGCCAGAACGATCGAGCCTTGCGCGTCCGATAGCCGGGTGCCGACAGTCGCTTGGTACAGCGAGGTGGCCGCCGAAATAAACGGCACGGGATCGAGTTCTGTCTCAATCAGAGCCTTTACAGATTCTGGAGTTGTGGAGGCTGCCATGGCCTTATTCCTTCGGTTCAGTTTGCTTATGGGTCGCCTTGTGCGCAGTCTTCTTGCCGCCTGCCGGGTTAGTCGTCAGCTGCGGTTCCTGCTCGCCGCCTTCCTGCTCGTCAGCGTGCTGGCGCTCCAGAAGGTTCAGCCCGAAGTTCTTGGCTTGCTCAACGGACATATCGACAACGTCGCCTTTGACGAACGACTCGCGGCCGCCCTTCTCCGCTTTACGAACCAACTTGCCTTCTTTCAGCTTGTACTGTGGCATTTCCGTTTCCTCTCGTCTTGTGAAAAAAGGGAGCCAACCTTGTCGGCGCGGCTCCCTTTCAGTTACACCTTTACGGCTTCGCTACGTTACGCCGGGCGCAGGTGAACGATACCGCTCCGGCCGTCATAGTCGGACTTCAAACGAGCGGCCCAGCAAGCCATCACCTTGAAGTTCTCGACCATACCGCCCTTAGACGACCACTGTACAGTCGTAATCGGCTGCGCAATGGCGAGGTCTACGGTGTCGCGGGTCATCTGTACCAGCACAACGTTGTTGGCGGTAAGGCGATCTGCGACTACAACGCGGCTGATACCGCCCAGCTTCTCCAGACGCTCCCGGAGAGTAACACCAGCATAGTTCACGTTGAAGTCTTCGTCCAACTTGAACTCATAGGCGCGCGGGACATACAGGACAAACGGCCCATACTTCTTGTCGTCGCGAGCGGCTTGGAGCATCGCTTGAACGTCGTCCAGGATCAGCTGGTTGTCGGCTGCTGCGATCGCGTCCCAGTTGCTGGCCAGGTCGATCTGGGTACGGCCGGGCTGGGTCGTGTAGCCATACAGCTTCTTACCGTCCACAGAGATCGGCGCGCCGCCAAACAGCATATCCTCGGAGCGTTCGGTGACGCGACGAGAAGCAATGCCAGCTTGAGAAACGTCGATAGACTCGCCCACCATCCGGCTCGCTTCGAGGCGACGAATGTTGACAGAGAAGTCTTTGTGGAAGATCGGCACAGGAACGTCGCGCAGATTATACGCCACAGTGTCTTCCTCGCCTTCGGTAATACCGGACATGGAAACGTCCGCGCCGGTCATATCACTTTCCTCTTCCCACTGGGACAACGTAATGCCCAGAGATCCGAGATTGTGAACGAGCCCGGCAGATTGGAGATCCCGGATGCCAACGAGACGATCTTTGGCGACCTTGATCACTTCCGTGTCGATGTCCTTCCACTCGTCGTAACGCAGCAGCGCGCCTTCGGCGTTCGCGACTGGCTGGTTGGAGTTCGTAAGAATGCGCGGCTCTCCCTTCTCGTTCAGGAACGGGCGCATGCGGTTTGCATTAAGGCGGCCAGACCCCATTACGTTACCGGCCGCGTCTACGATCGCGTTCTGGGGCATCACAGCACCTCCACTTTAATACGGGCGCTTTCTGCGCCACCTGAATTGTCGACAGCTTCCAGCGCCTTCGCTACAGCAGTGCCGGTTGTAACAGCCGCCAAGGTTCCGTCACCGGCGCTTTCGAGATAAACGCCATCGCCGATCGCCGGAGCGGAAGCGGCAACAACTGCGTAAACCTCGTGGCCGGAAGACGCGACGCCGTACAGCACGGTGTCCTCGTCGTTGTAGGCGACGTCAATGCCGTTGCCGATAACCTCGTTGGGACGGGCGAAGGCTGGCAGAGCAGGACCGCCGGCGGTCGCGTGTACGACTACGGTGCCGCCAGCAGCGCGCTCGACGAGCATGCCGGGAAGGATACCGGCCGCGCCAGCGAGTCCTTCCTTGCCCATGCGGCAGCCTTTCAAAAAGATTTTCTTTGGAGTGTCGTTGCTAGGCATTATGCGCCCTCCCCAGCTTTAGCAAACACGTTCGGTGCCTGCATGGATTTGGTGGAATCAGCTTCTGCCTCCTCCTCGTTTACGGCCAGAGGCTCCCGGCCGCCGCGCGCGGAGTAGTTCGCAGCAGGCTTCAAGCCGTTCGCGATCGTCTCCAGAGTCGGCACGTCCATGGCCAGCAGCTGATCCTCGGTCATGGAGGAGTTCGCCTGAATCTTAGCGACCAGACCTTTGCGGTGCTCGTCGTATTGATTCCGGGCGAAGGTCAGCGCGGCTTTGTCCTCGTCGGACAACACTGGCCCTTGGTTGTTCTTTTCCGGCCCTGCAGCCGGGTCTTTACCTTGTGGCATATCGTCACCCTCGTTTTGATTGGCGCCCGGCTTGGGAGCGTCGTGATTGCCTTCCGGCGACGGATCGCCCTCAGCAGTATAGCTGTCGCGGAGCGCCTTGAGCGTTTCCATCGACATATCCATGAGCCCGTACATATCTTCTGGAACGAAGGGCGAATTGTCGCGGCTCACGAGGTCCGCAACCATCTGCCTGAAATCGTCGTCCGCTCCCCGGCGGTTGGCTTCGAGTGCAAGCGCCTCGACCCACTGCAGCTCGCCGTTCGTTTGTAGCGCAAACGGATCTTTACCGCCCACGGCCTTGTTAAGCGCCGCGACTGCTGCCCTTACTTTTTCGGTCATTTTGAATCCCTCACTTTGATTAGCTCTAATGCCGCACCCGTCTTCAAACGAGCATGCGCCCGGAATGTCGAACAAGATTGCCAGATGGTCTGGTTTCACGTTGGTGTGCAGGAGTTGTTCGCCTGCCTGTTTGTGGACAGCGAAATAGCCAGTGGATACGTCGATCTCAAGCTCATCGCCTTCCAGCGTTTCGATCGAGCCCGGCCGGAGAGCTTCCGCAAGCTCGACGTTGATCCACGCTTCGCCTTTGAGCTTTACGCCGTCGACAGCGGAGCCGAAGATGTAGCCAACGCCCCAATCGTCGAGAGCGTCCGGTGAGTTCGCTGAAAGGAAGTCGCCTGATTCAGTAGCCGGATGCCCGAATGTAACCGGGACGCCGTTCCACGAAGGCGCAAACAGCTCATCCTGCGGGATAACTGCGCCGTTCATAACAACGTCGGATCTCGCCATGACGACCGGAACAACTAGCCACTCCTGTTCGCGCCATCCCTTTCGGGTCGCGGCCGCGACTTGGTTCAGCGTGATCGTGTTCTGGTTATTCGTCTTTGGTTCGACTTTACAGCTGCAAGGCACAGGCGTGCTCCACATGGAATTTTACCGTAGTATGACAGACAATTCGCTACAAGTCAACAACAGGAAGCGCAACGCATCTGCAATTGGGGTGAACAGGTATCATATCCTCAATCGTCTTCAAATCAAACTTCTTGCCTTCGAGCCCTTTGCACTCTGAACAAACGCGCCCGTCACCGGCCGTCGAGAACTCTGCCTGTACAACGATCTGCTTCACCCCGGCTTCCCGATAGCTGGCAATGTTCGCCTGGTGGTGCGTTCGGATAACCTCTGTGCGAGCCAACACGCGCGATCGGGTCCGGCCGATTTTCTCCACGCGCCCTTCGATCCGCTTGGCGATCTTGGCGGTGCCTTCTCCGGCTTCGAGCCCCAAGGCAATCTCCCGCCGGATGCCCGCTTGCATCGCCTCGTCGATCTTCTCCAGATCCGTATAGACCCGGCCCAGAATTTGCTCCAGCTTGCCCTGATGGTTCTGGCGTTTGAGCGCGCCCTTCATCAGATCGACGTTGTTGCCCTTCGGCGATCGCTTGTTAATTTCGTTCTGCGCCCGGCGCACGCCTTTTTTGTAGGCTCCATACAGGTAGCCTTCCACCCAGTTGTTCGGGTCCGGCGTCACGCCTTTCTCCCGCACGATCCGCTCCGCCTCCGCCGGGTCGATTATGTTGCGGCGCACAGACTCGTTCAGGAAGTCGAGAATGGTGGCAGTTTCGAGCGGCCCAACCGGGAACTCGTACCGCTTATTGATGACGACCTCAGGCGCTTGGGCCATGAAGTCGTTAAGCTCCGCCAGCACTTTCTTGTACCGGCGATTTACTTCTGCTTCAAACTTTTGGCGTAGCGTCTTCGTGAGCGTCGGATCTTGGCGGAGTTTGGCGTTGATCGACGGCCGGAGCTGATGCGCTTCACACATCCTCTCCTTCCCCCTCGCCGCTCACTGGAGGATTCCCGAAGCCCGCCTGCACATCCTCGTCGTCTTCGTCGTCTGGTCCCTCCTCGTCTTCCTCATACTCGGATTCTTCAGGCAGCCCAAGGATCTCATACCGGAACTCGCGAAGCGGCATCACATAGTCCGCGCCGTCCGCCCCAACGTAAGCGGCGAGCGATTCGGAACGGGTCTTGCCGATGTCCGCCTTTTCCTTCTCGGACAGAGAGGCCAGCGCATCCCACTCGACGTTGAATGTGCCTTCGGGCTCCGGGAGGTTCCCTGTCGCGATCATCTTCTCAATGAACGGCCGGACGATCTTGGGCGCAGCGTATCCGCTCCGGCGGTCGTCGATCTGGGCCGCCCAGTTCGTCGCGTCCTGTGAGCTGGCAAGCTCGCCCGCTTCGCTCCCGGTCAAGATCCGCAGAGGCACACCATGCGTCCCGGCGATCAGCTTCAGGAGGGAGTCCAGGTTGCCGGACGGGTCCGGTGTATCGGAGCCCAAGACAGTAGCCGATAGCCCGGTGCCCGCGATCGAGCGCCGCAGCTGGTGCTCGTATTCGTCGGACTGTTCCTTGAGGCGCTTCATATCGTCGTCGTCAAACTCTGCGTTCGAGTCAGCGGACCAAAGCACACCACGGTTAGCGCACAACCAGAACGTCTCCGCCCCGGAGCCAGCGACCTTCTCCAGATCCTGAAGGTAATTGTACGAAGGCATGAGGCGAGGAACGCCGTACACTTCGTCATCGTCGAGGAACTCGGACAGGTGGAGAACGCGGCTGTGGTGGACGGTGATCGAGCGCGTCGCGGATTTCGTCGCGAGAGCAGAGCGCCCGGTCATGAGCGTGTACAGCTCCGGCATCCCGAAGCGAGGCGAGCGTTCGTTCATATCCCACTGGCTCACTGACACGCTGTGCTCGCCGTAGGCTGAGAGGTAAAGGAGATCTGCTTGCCCTTCGATCGGGTCGGAGAGGTTCGCCGAATCGTTGAAGCCCATGTACAGAAGACCGTATTGCCCAATGGCAGAGAGGCGGTCAGCGCGCTCCATGTAATGGCAAATCCCCAGCTCCCGGTTCAACCGCTGCCACGCGCCGGTCAAGCTCTCTGGGTTCTCCGCGCCGTCTTCGCTCTCGTCGTATACCGCTGGCGCTTCGCTCCACGTCTCGCGAGGGAAAGCCCGGATGATCCGAGAGGCGACGCCATTGCGATGGTACAGGCCCACGAAGTCTTCCGCCCTGAGCGCCTTGTTCCAACCAAATGTCTCATAGCGGTCGCGCCGCCCGTTGTGGCTCTTTCCCAGCAGCCGGTTCCAGAGCGACCGGATCAACCGGCCGTCTGCAAATGTCTCATCACTCATAGCACCCTCGCTTTGCGCTTGGCTCGTTTGATCCGCTTCTGTACCGCGTAGCGTATCGCGTCGATACAGTGGTTGTATAGGTCGATCGGCTCCGGCTGTACTTCGTTCGTCGCCTTGTCTCGCTTGTAGGAGTATAACCGGGATTCTCTGATGGTTTCCTTACAGCGCGAGTGAATAACAATTTCGCTGTAAGATCGCAGGTGCGCGATCCCGTCCGCTACTGAGCCCGGCCACTTCAGCACAGCCTTGATATTCGGGATACCGTGGCGCTTCAGATAGCTGATCGACTCCGGCCGCGCGCTGTCTGCCCGGCTTTCATAATCCTCGAACTCTGGTATGCGTTCGTTGACATAATCCGCTGTGTCGTCGAGTTCGAGCCCCACCTTGTACGCTTCGTATTCTACGAGCAAGGCGCGCGTGTTCGGGTTGACCCAGCACCGCACAGCGGTCGTCGGATCGTTCGCAAAGCCGAAGTCCATGCCGTGGTATGGCCCTTCCCAATCGGCTTGCGGCGTGAACTCAGACACCCGGACCTTATCGTGGAGGATCTGCGCTTCAGAGTTTTCGAGATATGCGCC